GCAGTTTTGCTTTAATATTAATACGGTCAATCAAACAATAGGAGTCAATGGCACGATCTTTTGTACCGAAAAAATCACGGTCAAATAAATCTTTATAACCTAATTTGAAGCAACGTACAAGTCCAGGATATTTGCGTTGAATTTTTTTCTCAATACGAATGTCTTCAACAACATTGACATAAGAACGAGGACATCCTGGAATGTCAACTGATGCATCATGCCAACCTTCAGCAGGTGTGTATAATGCATGCCCAACTTCATGTCCAATCAAAAGATCAGTCAAATTCTGACTTGTTTGTTTCCACAAAGGTAAACCTAATACACGGTTTTGAACGTCAAAAAAAGCTGTTGAATAATTGCCATATTGAACGTCAATATTTTCATTAGCCAACAACTTTGCTAAAATTGATTTTGATTGATTTACCATAACCATTTCTCCATTTGATATATCTATTCTACAATAGTTTTGCACCGTTGTCAATAGATTAGTGAAAAAAGATTTATAATAAAATCAATGGGTTATACTTTTATGCCCAATTTTTTTGACATTTTTCTCTTCCATCTGTCCATTTGCATCCGTGAAAGATGGTCATAATAAAATTTACCTTCCATATGGTCAAACTCATGATAGATGATACGGTTAGTAATTCCCATAAACAATTGATCTTCTTGTTTGTTACCATCATAGTCAATATATGATACGCGGCAACCATCAGGACGTTTTACTCCAATGAAAACACCAGGAAATGTTAGACAACCTTCTTCTAATACAATTTTACGGTCTGATTCCCACGTGATAACAGGATTAATAAATGTTTGCTTGTATTCTTTCCATTTTACAACAAAAATTCTTTTATCAATACCAACTTGATTTGCAGATAATCCTGCTCCTCCTTTGGTATCTACAAACTCATACATCTGATCTGCTAAAGCGCGAAGTTCATCCATATTTGGATTTTCAATTTCAGCTAGGCGTTTATTCAATAATGGATGTTTATGATCTACTAGGTTCATTATGCTCTCATTTTACTAAAATTGTGTTCTTTGATAAATTCAATCTTACTTCTAAATTTACCGTCAAGTAAATCACCTTTATGTGAAATAACGAATACATTTGAATTATCGTCAAGCGTATAAAGTATTTTCATCAAGTTATCAATACCATCGTGGTCTAAGGATGAGTCAAATGTCTCATCCAAGATTAATAAATTCGTGGATGTAGAATTTTTCATTCTAGCAATTTGCCGCCATGTAAACAATAACGCCAAATCAATTCTTTGTTTTTCTCCTTCAGAAAACGAAGCGTAATTGAAGGAATCCCGATGCCTAGACTTAATGGTCTCTGTAAAACTTTCATCCAAATGGAATGATACAAAGAAATCAAGTACCTGTAAATATTTATTCACTAAGTTGTTAATAACTGGCAAATATTGCTTAATAACTTTAGTTTTAATACCGGTATCTTTTAGCATTTCTGACGCTGCTTGATTATATGATTTCGCATCAATCAATTTTAATTTCTCTTCAGATAATACATCACGAGAATCTTGCAATTCAGCCAACTCTTCGTTAGCTTTTTTCAAATCACCACCAGATCCTTCAAGACTATCTATCTCGTCCTGAAGATTGTGTATTTGTCCTTGGAGCCTGGCGATTGTAGAATTATTAGATGATATACTCGACGCATTTTCTCTAACCTGCTCTGCAATGCTATTGAGCCGTTCAATAGTTGATTCCACAACAGCTGACTGCTCAGATGCATCAGAAATTGCTTTGTTAAGTTCTTTGGCCTTGGACTGGGCAATGGAGAGTTTTTCGTGTCTAAGATCGTCGTCAATATCTTGGGAGCATGTTGGGCAAACGGCGTTTTCCTCATAGAACTTAGCGTCTTTGACAACTGACTTAACTTGGGTTTGGAATTGTGCTTTATAGTGTAAGAGCTGTTGTTTCTTATCATTTTCCTTTTTGAGGTTGTCTGCAAGGCCATCTTGTAAGGTCTCGATTTCATCAGACGCATCTTTCGAGTTGGCTTGCAGTTCAATGATCTCATCTTGATAATTTTTGATTTGCTCTTTGTTTTTATTAATTTGCCCATCATTAATCTCCGTAATATCACGGATATATTTTTTCTGCAAAGAGATCTTTTCTTTACTTAAGTCATATTCATATGTGATATTATTGATTTCTTCCTTAAGTTTTGATTCCTTTTCTTTTAGAATTAGGTTCATTTTTGAAAAGATGCCAATATCCAATAGATCTTCAATTACTTCGCGGCGGTGATGCGCAGGTAATTGCATAAAAGGAATAAAAGAACTTGATCCTAAAACAACAATTTGGTGAAATGATTTATGGTTCAATTTTAGAATGTTTTGTTCTAAAAATTTCTGATAATCTTTTGCGGCAGATGACTGGTTAATCATATTGCCATTTTGCCAAATTTCAAATTTCCCAGGTTTGATGCCACGCTTGATCTCAAAATGATGTTGACCGATTGTGAACTCAACCTCAACCTCACAATTCTTATTATTGATTGAGTTAATCAATTGTGGTTTATTAATATTGCGGTGCGGTTTGCCAAACAATCCAAAAGATAAAGCATCAAGTAATGTGCTTTTTCCTGATCCGTTTTGTCCGACAATAAGTGTTGTTGGTGACCTATCTAATTGTACTTCAGTCCAATCATTACCAGTTGATAGGAAATTTTTCCACTTAACTTTCTTGAAATAAATCATACTAATTCTGTAGCCTGTGCTTCTACATAAAGAGTCCGCATTAAGTTTTTAATACGACCTTTATCCAAATCTGTTTCAACTGCATCAACATATGAATCCAAAAGTTCTGTTGTATCTTCAACTGAAATTGATTCGTCTTCAACATTATTACCTGTAAATTCTTCAAATGTTTCAGCAATTTTTAGTTCATGTATATCTTCATTTTGAATACGATCTACAAATCTGTCAAACAAAAATGGATCTGTTTTCTTAACAACAATAAGCTTAACAAACTTGTTTTCTAATTTAGACGTATCATAATTATTATAATCTATTTTCTCGTCATTGTAAAATACTTTTTCAAACAATGTGTTTGGATTTCTTACAGGTGTAAGTTCACGAGTTTCAGTATCAAGAATATGAAAATATTTTGGATCACCACAATCAGACCAAGTAAACTCCATTTGATTGCCAAGATAATGAATATTTCCTTGATGTGATTTTGTGTGGAAATGTCCAGACATGACTAATTCAAACCGATGAAAGATTTCAGGATTCATGCCATGAGTATTTGGCATGCCTTTCATCATATCAAATCCTAGCAACTCAAGATGGGCACCAATCATTGATGCAGGACACTTTTTGATAAAATCAATTGACTCTGCATAATTTTCAGAATTAATCCAAGGTATAACACCGATCTTCAATCCATCATAATCTAAAACCTTTGGCTTCATTATGATATTTACATTTGACGTATAATATCCAAGTAATTCTTTAAGCGATGTTAGATCGTTTGTGTTCTTATAGAATACATCATGGTTGCCTGGAATAATATCCATATGGATACCTTCATTTTTAAGTGTATCCAAAAACACTTTACGATTTGAATTAAGTGCTTTAAAGTTAACAAATTTGCGATGGTCATAATAATCACCAAGGTGCAAAATTTGTTTGATGTTATGTTCTTTTAGATAAGGAAAGAATATTTCTGAATAAAATCTTTCTTGATCTTTAATAAAAATTTCAGATGAATTACGAATGCCGCAATGGGTATCATTTAGAATTGCTATTTTCATCAATTGCCTCAAGTTTATCCATTAAGGATCTTTTCATACTATTTGCTTTTTCAAAAGCTTCAACGACTTCATCAACATACCCGCCACGAGTTCTTAGAACTTCATCAGCTGCACGTTGATATTCACAATAAGAAATGAATTGTTCTTTAAGCCCCATCGGTTTCTCCCATAAACAATTCAATACCTTTATTCAATTTAGATTTTGCTTTTTCTTCTTTTGCAAATTCTTTCAATTGATTATCGGTATCTTTTACTTTATCAATACGAGAACGTAATTGGTCAACAAAATGTCTAGAGGAATCAACATCACCATCAAAACCTGCTTGCATAAATTCTTCAATTGATGCTTTTTCAATCCACTTGAACTTAATGTCTTGTTGTTTTTTCTCTTTTGCAATACGGCGTAAAAATGCATAATAACAAATTTGAGTAAAATATGCAAAGGCATTAGGATTACCTGTACGTGTTGCAGCTTCAATGTTATAATTGGTAATTGCTTTCAAACAATTCTCAACTGCATCCATAACCATTTCTTCACGATATGTGTACCGAATAAAATTTGATTTGTGAGACAAGCCTTCGGCAATCTTAAGAAAACATGTTGCAATGTAATCAGTAACAATAGGCAATGGTTCATTTGCAGCTTGTGCTTTATTAACTTGTTCTATATATTCAACAACTTTATGAGAGAATTCTCTATTGTTGACGTAATGAGGTTTATCTTTTGGCTTCATAATATACTCCTAGTATATGTTATTAGTTATATTATAAACTAATTCTGAGGAAATGTAAATCTATTTTTTTTTCAATTTTTTTCAAATTACCTATTGACAGATTCTGAAATCAGATGTATAATTAATAGAGTTGTTTGAGGTGGGGGGTATACACTAGAAATTTAATGAATACATTTGGATATTGATGGCATTAATTCAAATTCCATATCAGTATCAATCAAATCATCTAGTTCTGGTTCATCCGTTTCATTATTTTCTAAACTACTATTCAATGCCGCACGAATGTATTTCTCTTTAATTTCCGATCTAAGTGGAGAAACCGAAATAACATTTCTTGAGTTCAATTTAACAATATTGTTATCAGAAAACGGCATGTATTTTGTAAAGAAATATGTTTCGTATCCGTTTTGTTGATGCACGCAGTTAACTGACATTGGTCTTTCAAGTAAAATCATTACACCGTCTGTCGAGTTTATATATGCAACAATATCAGTACCATCCACGAGCTTAAACTGTTGAATGTCAAGATCTTCTAATGTATCTTCTTTTTCTGTCATAGTGTTATCTCGTAAATCCTGTATTTGAATTTCTCTTTAGTATATATCTTAATTCTTTCGGCAGCATGATTGAGTGTATAATTCTTACTACTTTTCCAATGCAAATCATCAGCTAAGTCGTAGAGTTTTGTTTCACGCCCATCATCTGATTTTCGTAATCCACGTCCGATTGATTGTAAAACTTTAATTTGAGATTTTGACGGGCTAGCGAATATGATATTATGCAGATTCCGTATATTAATACCAGTACTAAAGGTACCAAGACTTGCAACAATAATAGCATTTTTTTCTTTCTCCGTAATTGTTCTTACTTGTTCTCTTGTATCAACATCGGTTGCACCTGAAACAAAAAATATTTTTCTACGTTTATGTGCTTTAGCCTTAATTATATCATATAAAGGTTTACCGTGTTTTTCAACTAATTGAAATAGAACAAGTGTATTACCATCCTGATCTAATGCTAAATTGCCAATAAAGTTATTTCTTTTTTCATGTCTGACAATAAAGTCAATTTCTTCCTGGTATTTTACTTTATTTATTAACTTACATTCTTCGTCAGAATATTTCATCAATAATACTGATATGTCAAGTTCAGATAATGCACCTTCATCCATCAAACTTTTTGTTGTAGTGACATAAAACGCTGGTCCAAAATATCCTTCTAAAACAAGTTTATGTGTGTTTGTTCCATCGAGTGTACCAGTCGTACCAAACCTAAATTCAGCATCTCGACATTTTGACAGAATTGATGTTAATGATTTAGCTTTAAAGTTATGTGCTTCATCACCGATAACCATTCCGTATGTTTCAAACCAATGCCCAGGCATTTTATAAACGGATTGCCAAGTTGTAATCACAACACGTTGGTCAAATATTTTTTCTTTACCTGAATATATCTTGTGACAAAAATCCTGTACAGAAAAATTATCATCATATTCAGAGTAATCACCAAAATCTTTATATAACTGTTCAACCAAAGATGTTGTTGGAACAATGATAATAATCTTTTTATCATAATTTTCCAAATACCAACGAATTAATGAATAAATGATAAGTGATTTGCCAGATGCAGTTGGAGAAATCAACAATGCTCTTTTATTTGTCAATCCATGTTCAATTGCATTTAATTGGTAATCCCTAGGATCAATTGGCGCACCTTTGGAAGTAATAGTCATATTTTTCATAAAGGACATATCAATATCAAGCTTAGATCCAGCAATCCCATAATAATTATCATGCGTTAATGCAATTTTATAATCACGTCCCGGGGTATTTGCAAATTCTTCCACATAACGATATAAACCTGCAGGCAATTCTTTTTTACGAACATCAAATAAACGAATTTTTCCATCCCATATTTTATGTTTATATGCAGGCATAAACTTATAGCCTGGAACATAAAAGGTGAAAAAGTCCGAAAGCTCATTTGCTATTGAAGGTTCGCAGTCGATATGTAAAAAAGCATGATTTTTATTGTGTACAGTTATGTCGCTCATCCGCCACTTTCAAACCTTCTCCAGTCAATCATATTTTTAATTGTAGAATGTCGCCATCTAATGTTATTTATGATCTCTTCTAAAGTTTCAATCAATGTTTTTAGATAATCAATCTTTGCTTGCATTTCTTGAATATGTGGATCTGAGTCATAATAATAATCCATTTCACCTTTTAGGATTTTTAGACCATTAAGTGCATCATACTCCCATCCAAGTTCATCAATCTGATCTTTTGATAACTTTCCATTGTACCAAAGAAATTTATTTTTCAATAGTACTTTGAACTCCATATCCTTTCGCTTCAATTGAAGTTTAGTTATGGATAATAATTCCAAATATTTTGCGTGAAGTGATGCAGTCTTTTTTGAGGATTCATCTAATCTGAGGTCATCAATCTCAGCATCTTTTGCCCACATTTTCAAAATTTCTTCCATATTCAACATAATATAATATTAACCTTTATAAAAATTTATAATAACTGTAATTAAATTCCGCAACTGCTGTTAGATAATTTGTTGATTCAGTTGTTACCTCAAATGGTAATGAAGATAAACTAGTTGGATGCGCGTCCGCAAACTGAATCTCTTGTACTACATTGTTTGATGAATTATATATTATCAATGTAAGGTCACGAACTTTACGTTCTCCTAAATCATCTTGCCCAACCATACCAAACATCCAATCATGGATTTCTTTATAGTTGGTAAAATTTTCATCAACAATAAACGTTAAAGACAATGGCGCATATTCAATCTTATCAGCCGCAACAAGAATATTTCGTTT